AAAGTAAAGACCAAAGCTTAAGATCCAAATGAGAGCGAATATTTCGTCCGTCATTAAATCTTATCCTTTAGCCAATCCTTACTAATCGTAAAGCCTTTTTGTAACATACACGATTGAATCCATGCGAGGCCGAGAATGTAATAACTTCCATAAGGAAGATTCTTTTTTGCGTTCATTATACAATCAGCAAGTGCTTTTTTGAAAGCGGGATTATCTGGTAACGCTTCGTCTACGGTTTCTGCTATCGGGTCTGTTATCTGGTCTTTTATTTCTTCGACTATATCATCTGCTGACGGAATTTCTATATCTTTCATAAATTCTATAACATCTGTTAAAACATCTAAAGCCTCATCTACTGAATGATAGAGAGAAGCTAAAACAACTGGTCTCGGAATATTTAGATCTATTGTTGGTATCGGTTCAGCTATTGCAATTATTTTAGCTACTGCATCTGCTCTCTTATCAATCCTTGCGAACCCTAACCATAAACCAAAAATTATAACAGGTTGTAAAACAGATACCATTGGCGGTATTATTCTATTCCACTTTATCCCTTTCATCAACTCCTCAAAATCTTTTGGAAGCTCTGGAAGTTTCATATCTTATAACCTGTCAGCATACAGGAGATCGCTCCATTGTTAGCTGACTGTGTAGCTTGAACTTTAACCGTAGAGTTAGGAGGTATAACAAACTCAAACATCTTTGGTTGCACACCTATTCTAAAGTCCGTTACAGTAAATTTTTCAATAAACAATCCTATCCCATCTACATCTATTATAAATGATAAAACTTCTCCAGCACCCATACTACTCCAATCTATCCCTATCATCACTCTGGTTAAAAAGTATTCAGAGGGATTTGTATAGTTAAGGAGGGTTAGAGCAGACGAGGTGAGACTCTTAGATCCACTCCAACCGTAAATGTAACCCTCTTTAACTCGTGATACTGATTCACTTGGTGCTAAACTCATCTGTAAACTCTACCTGTTATACTTGCATAACCAGTTCTATCAGTACTACTCGATTCATTATACCCAAAACATTTTACTCGTGTTTGTGGAGGTATGATTATTCTTAGTCCTTCCTGAAAGGCGTGATTATTACTTGATCCTATCGTATAGCCTTGCACAATCTGACCATTAAAAGAAATTGTAAATCTAATATCATCATCGGTTGTTTGTGTTTGAAATTGAAATAGAGCTTTGATATACCTTTTACCTGTATTAAAATCAAGCATTGTATTGTCAGCTTGAACTATATCTGTTATAGCTCCAGAGTATGCATAACAATGGTCACCTAATACAGATAATCCTTTGTTAGGAGCAAGGAATGTTGCTATTTGCTGAGCCATGCTTATTCAAAATACAGAGTTACTGCACCGCCACTTGCGGTTGCACTTCCTCCGTCATTGAACTGGACAGCTATCTGGAGGTCAATGTTATTGACTCCAGCTAAAGGGAATGCGACTGGGACAGAGGTGTAACCTTGAAATGCTCCAGCATCAGCAGTATCACCAGCCGAACCCCAAATAACTAAATTCTGCTCAGACATATTGGATCCTAACAATCTGCAAACGACTGTGGTTCCTTTTGCATTAAATGTAGAAAAAGCACAATCTATCCTTGAGATTCTGGTGGATCCCTGTGGGACTTGAATGTTACCGAGTGAAGAACTAAGCATATTATCAGTCATACTGAAATATGCTTTATCGGTGGGCGTTGCGTCAAATGTTCTCGTTATTGTTGTTGCCATTTTAGAGTCTAAAGTATAGTTTACTTCCTCCGAGTTTTAGAGTAGGCCACTGTTTACGAGCGAATGCACCAAGTATGGCGACCCCTCCAGCAGTTACTAATGTTTTGCGTCCAGCATCGGATCCAATCATTGAGATTGCATTACCGGATAAGGTAGAGAACGCTTTACCGAGTTCTCCGTCAGTGATGTCTTTTAGAACACCCTCAGCAGTTACAGGCATATTGCCTACTGGTGTATCTACCATCGTTGTTCTTCCTGTATTTAGGTAATTAGCTATTGCAAGTCCAGAGGCCATACCTGTAACCGATGGATGTGGGATTGATTTTCTCATGTAGCTCCTTTTTGAATTATTCTTCTTTTTGTTCGTTGCCTTTCGAGGTTTGCCGTTTCTTCGTGATGTGGACGCATCGTAAGATTTTTTAGAGATTAGTTTACCGTCACGGAAATACATCCAGCGACCGTTTTTAGTTCTCTTACGATAAACCCCGACAGGCATAACCGATTATAGTTTAATCCATTATATAACTGTATTCCCTTCCGTTCCAGTTAAGTAGCAGTTACCTTATGGTATAGTATGGACGCATCAAAGAATGAATTGATTAAGCCTGACATTTCTGCACCTTTGCAGAAGCGTGATTCCTACCTTATTGTAAAGGAGGATGATATGACCCTTGTAACAGTGGATCTAGCCGAAGATTGTAAGATTCACACAGACGGGGGTATAAAAGACGGGGTACGTGTAACTTGTCGATTAGTTATCACAAAAGATTACCTCGATGAGGATGGAGTCAAATGCTTTGACTATCATCCAGAACAGGAACCTAAGCTTAAGGAATCCTATTCAACATCTACGTTTTATCTGTTAAAGGATTTTAAGAAAGCATCCCACTGGCCGAAAGAGGGGATCATGTATTGGGTCTGGAAAGCATCAGACGGTCTACGATGGGAGGAAGTACAATAATGCTAACCTGTGATAAATGCACTACTAATAATTACGGCAAAGTAATATGGGAATGTTGGAGATGTGAAATTATATCTCTATTGAATAGTATCAACGAGAAGCTATGAGACGCTTATGCACGTGCTACGACATGAACTGGGGTCGAGTATCAGCGACTTGCTCTGTGTGTGGCCGTAAGATAAACGGAGGTGCTTAGGGTATGGATGGGTCAGAGTTAGGAGTTTGGTGCGTCAGAGAGCGTTGTAGGTGCGTTATTTTGAGAGTCCCATGCCTAACTCTGCAACCTTGTCGGGTTTCGCTTTCTTTGAAGCCTCAGCCAAAATCGGCATCAGTTTGGATCCTAAAGCCTGAACGTACCACGGCTGACCAGAAAGCTCAGTAGCGATATTATGCATCATACTCATTTGAGAACCCTCGTCCGAATTTTTCATTTCTTTCGCAACATTTCCCATTGCTCCAGCCCAAAACTTCTGCAAGTTCTCTCTCGCTTGAGGCAACATGAATTCCTCAAAATCAACTAATGTCTGTTCTCTTATTCTCTTTACTATTACTTCTAATGCTAATAGTAATGTTTCATCTGATTCACTCCCTCTTAACCAAACCTCGATTTTTTTCTGTGTTCTTAAGGGTATCCAGAATGTATAAACTAAAAAGTAAAGACCAAAGCTTAAGATCCAAATGAGAGCGAATATTTCGTCCGTCATTAAATCTTATCCTTTAGCCAATCCTTACTAATCGTAAAGCCTTTTTGTAACATACACGATTGAATCCATGCGAGGCCGAGAATGTAATAA